TGCCGCTCGCGGTGGCGATGAAATGCCGAGACAAGGGCTCTGATGGCCGGCCGGTACCCCAAAACCGACGCTGAGCGCCGCAACCACATCGCGCCGGCGTTCAGCTGGGTTTACCTCGCGCCGAAGCCGCGGGTGCGTACACCGCCGCTGCCGAAACGCGAGTTGGGCTGGCATGTGGAGACGCAGCGGTGGTGGCGCAGTCTGTGGGCGGCGCCGCAGGCGGCGATGTGGGATCCGACCGGCCGCACCTTGTGGGGGTGGGCGCGGTTGCATGATCTGGCGGCGCGTGAGGGGACCAGCGCGGGGCTCGAGGCTGAGATGCGTCAGCATGAGGATCGGCATGGGTTGAACCCGAAGGCGATGCTGCAGTTGCGGTGGCGTGTGGTTGACCCGGGTGATCTGGACAACGTGGCGGCGGGTCCGGTGCCGGTGAAGGCGGCGCCGGAGGCTACGGCGCGGCGGCGCAGGTTGATGCGGTCGTTGGATGACGGGGTGGCGTCGTGAGCCCCGATGATGTCCTGGTCGCGGTCTCCGTGCCGGATGTCTACATGCCTGACCGGACGATCACTGATGAGCGGTTCGAGGCGTGGGTCAATCAGGCTGTGATCGAGACGATGGAGGACGCTTGCCGCAGCGAGGGCCGCATGCGTGCTGGCCCGATCCGTTATCTCGGCCGGTCGCGGGCGATCCTGGCTGACAGCGACGGCAAGGTCGTCGTTTCAGCGTTCGGGGACCGTGAGTGGATGCTGCAGTTCGCTGCGATCACGGTGCCAGAGTTCGGGACGGATCAGTGACGCAGCGGCCGAGCCTGGGCTGGGTGGCGATCGAGTGGATCGAACGGTGGGTCGTGCACGGCCCGGGTGACATCGAGGGCAGCCCGTTCGAGTTGGACGACGAGGAGTGCCGGCTGCTGCTGCGCATGTACTCGCTGGACGGGTCGGGTCGGCGCCTGTTCGATGAGACGTTGTATTCGCGGCCGAAGGGGCGGCGTAAGACCGACCTGGCCGGTGCGTTGATCTGTTTCGAGGCGTTGGGTCCGGCCCGGTTCGAACGGTGGGGGCGGGGTCGGGCGCCGGTGGGTCGGCGGGTGATGTTCCCGTTCGTGCGGGTGTTGGCGACCGAGGAGGGGCAGGCGACGGATACGGCGTATAACGCGGCCCGGTTCCAGTTGCAGCACATCAGCGGGTCGCACTCCGGGGAGTTCTCGGGTCTGGATGTGGGGTTGACGCGGACGTTCCTGCCCGGTGGTGGGGAGATCCGCCCGTCGGCGGCGAACGCGATCAGCAAGGACGGTGGTAAGGAGTCGTTCGTCGCTGCGGAGGAGACGCACCTGTACACGTCGGCGGATCTGCGGGCGATGTATGCGACGGTGAAGCGGAATCTGACCAAGCGGCCGCTGGCGGAGCCGCACATGTTGCAGTTGTCGACGATGTACGGGCCGGGGCAGCGGTCGGTGGCGGAGGCGACGCATGAGGCGGCGCAGGTAGCGGCGCCGCGGTTGTTGCTGGATCACCGGCAGGGTCCGCTGCCCGACTTGGAGGATGACGACGCGCTCGAGGCGGCGTTGCGGGAATCCTACGGCGCGGCTGCCGGGTGGGTGGGGATTGACCGGATCATCGCCACCCAGTTTCGGGATCCCCGGGTCGACCCGGCGGATGCGATCCGCTACTACCTGAACCGGGCCGAGCAGATGGCCGGGTCGTGGCTGGCGCCCGGGTTGTGGGCGGCCGCCGTCGACGCGACACGGGTGGTGCCGGACGGGGCGCGGATCACGCTCGGGTTCGACGGGGCGCGGACGCGGGACTCGACGGCGCTGATCGGCTGCCATTTGGACTCGGGCTGGTGCTGGCCGCTGGGTGTGTGGGAGATGCCGGTGTCGGCGGAGCCGGGGTCGTGGGAGGTGCCGGCCGGCGAGGTGGACACGGCCGTTGCGAACGCGATGGACCGGTACCGGGTGGTGCGGATGTACGCGGACCCGCCGTGGTGGGAGTCGCAGGTTGACGGCTGGGCGGGGCGGTGGCCGTCGGCGGTGTGGGCGTTCCGCACGAACCGGTATGCGCGGATGGCGTGGGCGGTGCGGGCGGCGGAGAACGCGGTGCGGGCCGGGGAGTTGACGCATGACGGGTCTGCGGTGTTGGCGCGGCATGTGGGCAATGCGCGGCGGCGGCCGACGACGGTGAAGGACCCGGACACGCTCGAGGCGATGCATGTGATCGCGAAGGAGTTCAACGCGTCGCTGAACAAGATCGACGCGGCGGTGGCGTTGGTGTTGGCGTGGGAGGCGCGCCGCGACGCGATCGCTGCGGGCGCGTTGGCGGTCGAACCCGAGTCCGAGTACGCGGTCGCCGGCTTCTAGGAGGACGGGATGAGCAGCTTCGACTATCTGGGCCGGGACGTGAACGACTGGCGGGCGATGGCCGCCGCCAAACTCGACCTGCAGGCGACGCAGGCGCGGATGTTGCAGGGCTACTACGACGGGCTGCCGGCGGTGATCGCCCTGCTGGACACGGAGGAACGCAACGCGTTCCGCCGGTTCCTGTCGGAGTCGCGGGCGAACTGGTGCGCACTGGTCGTGAACGCGGTGGCGGAGCGGTTGCAGGTGGTGGGGTTCCGGTTCGGGGACCAGGCAACCGACGATTTGGCGTGGCAGATCTGGCAGGCGTCGGCGATGGACGCGGATTCGGAGTTGGTGCAGACCGACGCGTTGGTGCAGGCGTCGTCTTACGTGTTGGTGCAGGCGGACGAGTCGAACCCGACGGGGGTGGAGATCTGCGGGGAGTCGTCGATGCAGGCGGCGGTGTTGTACGAGCCGGGCAGCCGGCGTAAGCGGCGGGCCGGGTACAAGCGGTTCTTGGATTACGGGGAGACGGTGGAGGTGTTGATCCTGCCGGATCTGGTGGTCACCTATGCCGGCGAGTCGGCGGATCCGGTGGGGGTGGAGCCGAACCCGATGGGTGTGGTGAACCTGGTGGAGATGCGGCCGCAGCCGTGCACGATCGGGCGGGGCCGGTCGGAGTTGGATCCGGCGATCCCGTTCCAGGACCGGATCAACACGACGATTTTCAACCGGATGGTCGCCACGGATTACGGGGCGTTCCGGCAGATCTGGGCGACCGGGGTGCGGATGGCCCGGCAGGTGCTCACCGCGGCGGACGGCTCCCAGTCGGAGGTGGTGGTGAAGCCGTTCAACGTGGGCGCGAACCGGTTGTTGGCGAATGAGAACCCGGATGCCCGGTTCGGGTCGTTCCCCGAGTCGACGTTGGCGGGGTATTTGAATTCGGTGGAGCAGGATGTGCAGCAGCTGGCGGCGATCACGCAGACGCCGCCGCATTACCTGCTGGGGCAGATGGTCAACATTTCCGGGGATGCGATCAAAGCGGCCGAGGCCGGTCTGGTGGCGAAGGTGTCGCAGCGGGCGTTGCATATCGGGGAGGACTGGGAGGAAGTGATGCGGCTCGCGCTCGGCCTGGTGGGGAACCCGGCGGCGGTGAACGTGGCCGCGGAGGTGGTGTGGAAGGACTTCGAGACCCGGTCGGAGTCGCAGTTGGTGGATTCGTTGGTGAAGGCGGCGACGATCGGGGTGCCGCAGGAGGTGTTGTGGCAGCGGTATGGGGCGACGCCGCAGCAGGTTCGGGAGTGGAAGCAGCAGAACATGACGGCGGCGGCGCAGGCGGCGGCGACGCAGGCGGTGGCGTTCGGCGCGGCCGACCCGTACACCCAGTTGGTCACCGGCGGTGCCGGCGGTGGCTGAGTTGGACACGCTGTACCGGCGTCGGCTGTCCGGCGCGAATGCGCGGCTGCTGGCCCGCATCCAGGTGGTGTTCGCCCGGTTGTTCGACCCGGGCGACCCGAACACCAGCCTGGCCGCGGTCGGCGCGGTCGTCGCCGGCTGGGTCGCCGCCGGGCAGGCCGGGTTCGGGCAGGAAACCGCCAACTACCTCCGCGCCCTCGTCGCGCAGGCCATGGGTGTCCGCCCGGACCTGGTGGACCCGTTCCCGGTGCCGGACGGGCTGGTCGGGGTGATGGACTCGGGTGCGCCGTTGACCTCGTTGTCGGAGTCGGCGCCGGCGACGTATTGGGCGCGGATCGGCGCCGGGCTGGGTGAGGCGGTCGCGGCGCAGGCGGCGCAGGCGTGGCTGAACAGCGTCGCCGGGTCCGAACCGTTCCGGGTCGCGAACGCCACCACGACCGGCAACGCGGAGGCGGATCCGCGGTTCACCGGCCGGGTGATCCGCCTGACCAGGCCGGGTGCGTGCGAGTTCTGCCGCACCATCGCCGACCGCGGATACATCCCGGCGCATGCCGGGTTCGCGGCACACCGCAACTGCCACTGCACACCGTCCCCGGAAATTTCCAAGCATGTGACCAGCAGGCAGGCGGTCGCCCGTGGCCGCCGCGCCCTCGAACAACAGCCGTAGGAGCCTTCCATGGCAGATCAGCAGGAACCCACCAGCACCGAGTCGCCGGACCCGGGCGACGCCGAGCAGAAACCGTCCCGCACCAGCACCGCGAAGGACGCCGGCCGTGACCTGGGTGCGGAGTTGAAAACCGCGCTCGCAGGTTTGGAAACCGAACGCAAACGCGCCGCCAAGTGGGAGGCGGAGGTTTCCAAGCTCAAGCAGTCGCAGATGAACGACGCGGAGAAGGCGATCGCGCAGGCCCGCGACGAAGGCAAGGCCGAGGCGTTGCGGACGGCCGGGGCACGGCTGGCGGCCGCCGAGTTCCGCGCCCGCGCCGCATC